GGCAGGTATCGCACCTGATGGAGCCGCTGTGTCAGCCATTCAGAGGGGCGCTCTTTTCCGAGGTTCATGCATAAGAATCATTGGGCCTACGCATGCATATAGCACACGCGGTATCCTCATCTCTGCAATCACTCCCCCCTCCTACTTCTAGCCTAGCGGGAGCAACCTTATGCTCTTAGTATCCTATCTTCATCCCCTTCATGAGGCCAAGTGTCTGGTTGACGTATGACCCGGCCACCGTGCCATCAAAGCCCAGACCAGTCGCTGCCATGCCCACGCCAATAGACACCAGCTCCTTGTTCTCCATAACAAAACGGAGAACATCATTCAGGGTGTTCTTACTGACAGGCTTAGCCAGAGAGTTCTGGACACCGGATCCCGCACCCGGGTTTACCTCATACACCGCAATAAGCTCAACCGATACCCCAAGAGCAGATGTGAACCCACCCGTAAAGGCGGCGCACACATTGCTAAGGTCGGGAGCCGCTAGGGCATTAGAGTTATCCACGTTGTACGATAGACCGTCCGCATCGCCCTCTGCGGGCAGCCATATGATCTCGCTCGTTGAATCAGGCATTCTGCCGGTGTACGGCAGCGACCCCGCTATCCCATTAATCGTCAAGTTCGACGTACCGGCTGATGTGTAGTTCTGGGCCACCCCATTGGTGTGTCCCAGATACAAAATGCCGGACCGGTTCATCTCACTATCGTTGGGGTAGACTTTCATACAGGCCGCCACCGGGCGGAAGCTGATGTTGGAGTTGTTGTTCGTTGTAGTCAGGTAGTTAAAAGCAGGGTATCCCACTAGAGGCTCAAAAACTGTAGAAGCGCTGGTTGTATAGGCATAGGTATAAGAGTTGGATGCAGGGCACCACTCTATAAACCCATTCTCAGACGGCAGCGTCACCAACTGTTTCAACCTCACCTGGTACCCTCTCCCCGCACCTGGATACACCGGAGCTACGATCTCCGCACCACAGGGGTCCGCCAGGAGTCGCGCCCACTTAAGGGCGGCTGTATCCAAAGTCGGAGCCCCACCACCCCCGCCACGCCGCGCTCGGCGCTTCATTGTCGTACCAGTCTTCCTCTTCCTCACTCGGATCTTCTTCTTTGTGCTTCTCACTCGAATTGCCATTCTTCTGGATGTGTGCGGATTCCTGGATGACGCCAGGTCGTACCAGAGTCTTTTTGATAAGGCAGAATATCAAACTGCCTTTCGGGGTATTTCTATAGCGCCCCCCTACTCGGGTCACTCCCGGCGCTGGGCCTCAGCCCTCTAAATCTCATTCCACACATCCTCCACCTCGCGAGCCTCCTGCTCGGCGCGGCGACGGTCCTCCTCCTCCTGCTCAGCGGCGTAGACGTCCTCATCCCGCTCATAGCGGTGGAACCGATCATATTCCGCTGCGCGTCTCTCGGCCTCATCCTCCTCCAGCTCTCTGTCGGACTCTGAGAATGCCTCCTCCGCGGCCTGCTTTACCTCCTGCGAAATCAGCTGCTCCATGAACTGATCACGCTTGAGTTCTCGGCGGTTCCGCAGGTTCAAAGGCACGGCCCGTGTGGTGTTGTGATCCGGGCGAGGCAATTTGTCTGGGGCCCAAACGGCGGTAGGCGGAGGCCTACCGTCGTTCTTGCGGGTCACCGGGTGCGTAGGAATTGCCGCGGGTCGGAAGGGCTCCGGACGGGGCACAATGGCCGACTGAACGGCCTGCAGACCCACACGCTCCATCTCCTCCAACTCTTCCTGCTCCACAATGTCCGCCCAATCCTGTCCATAGACGGTGGGAGCCACTCTGCTATGGACCCGAGGCTCTAGCCACAACTCTCCAGGGTGTCTGGTCACGGCCCGCATAAGGCCGGCCAAAGTCTTACTCTCGAGAGGGGCGAGCGGGTTGTCCATCAGCCAATCCATCTCCAGCTTCCCACCACGGCTGATCGCGCGCTCCAGAAGCGCCAGGGCCTTGTCCCGGAACTCTGTATACGCGCCAACCTGCTCGTTCTGCGGGTAGCCGAAGGACAGGACAATCGACCCCAGACGGGCCGCCTCAGCCACAATGACATCCTCTGGCCGCTTGATCCACTTCATAGTGGGGTATGGCAGTTGAGACATGAAGCGGGGGTAGTCCGCCTGCACGGTCACCCGTGGGACCATTCCCCCAGGCCGCTCGGTGTACGCGCGACCTTCATGGAACTGTAGCAAAGTACTCGCCACGTGGAACCTGTACCCCACAAAGAGGAAGGGGCGGGCATAGAGCCCGTCCTCAATCTGGTGAGTGTGCCGATGCACATGATGGTCCTCCAGACGAATGTCGAGGGCCATGCTCTTGGCCACCATCTTGATCACATCCTCCAAATACGAGTACAGGACACACTTGTGGGGAATAAGAAGCTTTTCTAGCCTCTGTAGCACCACGTCCATGATGACATCGTTGACCTTAGACTGAAGCATGAGCCCTGAAGGGCCCGCATGCTTCCACTGACGCACCAGTGAACCCGCGGTTACCACCAAACGCTCTCGCGCGATGGCATACCACAGGTCAGCCGCTGTGGGGTCAAACATTGCCACTTTGTCTCGGATCTTACGGTGCACCACTTTGGTAAGCTCAGAACGCTGGGTCAGGTCGAAGTTGCTGCAGTCTAGGGAGAACAGGATGAGTGTGTCCACTCCGTCCCATTCAGTCTTGATGGCACACCAAGTGTCATCACCCACATGGACATAAGCAAAATGACCGTTCTCGTCGAGTTGCTCCTGAAGCCGCTGCACCAATAAGGCAGCGCCACCGTGTGTCAGATCCATCCCAATCCCCGTGCGCACCCCCGGCGTTGCCAGGATATTGGTGCATGTGGCCTCAAACGGCTGAGTGCCCATCTGAATGTTCAGCGCTAGCTGCCGGGGCAGCGCGTTGTAGAAGCGCATCCTAAACAGATTGATCTTCTCGCCACTGTAGTAGTCGCCCTTGGCCTTACCCTTGAGCGCGAAGAGCCATGGGCGCGTCAGTTCTCCTTGGCGCACATAGGTCTCCACGCCCCCCGCGCGATTCCGGGCCTTCACAAGGTCAAACCGCAGTGAAGCGGCCAGCTTCATGACCTTGGTCCGAGCGGCGTCGTCGCGCCACTTCCCTCCGACAGGGTACCCGTTGTCGGACGTTGGGTTGACCGAAACTCCAGCCTGGCCATCCTCTGGCACTAGGGGGTAGGGTTTCCGCAGACCGTGCGGCACGAACTCCTCCATGCCACACCTGATGAGGGCTACGGAAGCCTCCTCCTCGCGTATGGGAATAAACCCATAGGGGATCTCTGACCGCGGGTAGGCTTTCTCTAGCCGTCCCAGTGTCATCTCTGTACCCCCATCCGCGAAGAAGCGGTCCCGCATTCGCGCCCACACCTCGGTCCGCACATCGTCGCTCAGCTCGTTGAAGATCGCGTTCGCAATCTCTTTGCCATAGCTTGTGCGAACACGGAAACTTACCTTGCCCCCCTTAGCTGTGGCCAGGGTAGGTCCTGCCTTCAGAAGCACGCGGTCCTCTGAGCTCCACTCCTTGGGGAGCGTGATAGCCGGCCGGAGCTCCATGTCCAACCCCTCCAACCTCACCTGCATGCGCTTAATATCCCTGCACTGAGACAACTGCTCCTGAAACCCGTCCGCAGGCGCGAAGAACGCATCCGGCGCGACCTGCAGGCTGGCTTGAATGGCTGTCAACGGCAGAGTGTGTGGGCGCAATGGGTTTGACATGGTGTGGGGGGTTGCGATTTCCCTGTTCCAAGCACTGGGTAGCTTATTCTTAAACGACGCCATACAAGCTTCGCTTCCACCCTCTCGAGAGGATGGGAGCTGAC